AAACAGCTTCCTTGAGAGCGGATATGTGTATGCTCCATATGTCCCACTCCAGACAACACCAACCATCTTTGGACCTGAAGATTTCGTCCCACGTAAGGGCGTTATGACTCGCTATGCCAAGAAGATGGTTCGTCCAGATATGTATGGACTTGTTATCTGTCGTGGTCTCCTCGGTGAAGAGTACTCTTCCTGATAGCTAAGCGATAGCTAAACTAAGCCTCCTCATTCTTTGAATGAGGAGGTTTTTTTGTTTTAAGGACACTAATTACTTTAACTTGGATTATTCTCCTTTGGGTGAGGCCACTGCCCATAGAAAGATTTAATACCGAGGTGGCTGGTGTTAAATCATTGAGTAAAACAAGTTATTGCAATAACAATTAAATAAGGAGAAAATTATTATGGCAAAGAGATTAAGTCGTAAAAGATTGTTCGCAATCAATAAGTTAGGTGAAACCCTAACAGAAACAGCCGGTGCTGGTATTTCTGATAGCATTGGTAATTCAACAAGAATTCGTTCTGGTCAAGAGATTATTTCTGAAATTACACTTGACTTAGCAAATGCTACGGCTGCTGCTAGTTCATTTAACGCAGCTGGAGCCGGCGACGGTGGCGCTGCTTCCGTTTCTGTTATTGGTGTTAGTTCCTCTACAGGAACACATGCTAATGCACAGATTCTTCAGATTGATATGAGTGCCAGTGCTGCAACAACAAACGGTGTTGTTACATCTGGTGAGTTGATTTGTGTTGAAACCCCTGCCGGTGGTGAAGATGGAATTGGACTTTTTTACGGTACTAACGCCTCTGGTTCTGGTGCTAAATTAGATTCTGGTGGTGTTTCGCTTATCGCTGTCGCTAATCAGGTTGTCGGCAAAGACGGAACTTTTGATGTTGATGTTAACATTGACAATAAGTACATTTACCTTGTTGCTTCTGGAAGTACTGCTGCTGCTTACACCGCTGGTAAATTCGTTCTCAGACTTTACGGATTTAACATCTTTGACGATGTTGCTTGAGGTAATTTAAATGAGTCGTAATTCATATAGGGCTATTAAGAGAGCACGAGAGGCGAAAGCAAAAATTGTTGAGCTTCCTGTTCCAAAAAAAGCCCCAGCCAAGCGCGCTAAAAAAACAACCAAAAAAGCAACAACTAAAGACAAATAAAACAGATGCTTTCCTCCCCGCCACATGGCGGGGAGTTTTGTTTTGTAATATACTATTTACTGAGAAGGGAGGATTCATATGTCAACTAGAAAAATTAATCCAATCTCAGAAACAAGCACAGTTATTCTTACCTCAACTGGCTCCGCTGCTCTAGTATCTGCAGCAGTTCCATTTGGTATTTACACTGGATCTTCAGATTTTCTTAGCGGCGCTGCCCTACAAGTTGCTTATGTTTATAAAAAACTTGGTGGTGACGTTGTTGATATTGAATTAACTCCAGCAAACGTTTATTCTGCTTATGAAGAAGCTGTTTTAGAATATTCCTATATAATCAATTTACATCAAAGTCAAAATGTAATGGGAACATTTCTTGGGATGACAACTGGCACCTTTGATCACAAGGGTGATAGAAAGACTGGACCAACAAGCGTAAACCTTAAGTATCCTAAATATCAATTCACTTACGCTCGAAGAGTTGGTGATGCTGTTGCTACCGCCGGCGGCTTCGGAGGAACCACTAGAATATATTCAGGCTCCTTTACTCCTACAACGGGTATACAAGATTACGATCTACAAACTATTTTATCTTCATCTTCTGCCACGGGCACTAACGACTCCGGAGGCACGGTTCCATTCAATAACAAGATTGGAGACAAAAGAGTAATAATTACTAGAGTGTTCTATAAATCTCCTCGTGCTATGTGGCGTTTCTATGGATATTATGGTGGTATTAATGTTGTAGGCAATTACTCCACTTACGGACAATTTGCAGATGACGCGACTTTTGAAATTATTCCAACATGGCAAAATAAACTTCAAGCGGTCATGTATGAAGATTCAATTTATACTAGAACATCTCACTATTCATATGAAATAAGAGATAATTTTTTAAGATTATTCCCAAGACCCGATCAGTATGGTTTTTCTGATGGTTTAGATGATCGAATTTGGGTAGAGTTTTATGTTGATCAAGGAGACGCTTGGGAGAAAAATGATAGATATGAAGATGGTGTTAATGGCATAAACAATATGAATAGTTTGCCATTTGATAATATTCCATATAAGAACATTAATGCGATTGGAAAACAGTGGATTAGAAATTATGCTCTTGCTCTTTGTAAGGAAATGCTTGGGCAGATTCGTGGTAAGTTTACAACAATGCCAATTCCAGGAGAGACAGTCACCCTTAATCATTCTGAATTGTTATCTCAGGCAAAAGACGAACAAGAAAAATTAAAGACACAATTGATGGAGCAACTTGATAAGATGAAGTATATTGATCTTGCCAAGAACGATCAAGAAATAACTGATACGGCTGCTGCAGCTTTAAAAAATTCACCTCTACCAATCTTTGTAGGATAATTTTTGAATGCCTGATAACAAATGGTCTAGACCCTCAGCGCCCCCACCGCCACTATTCTTTGGAAAGAAGGAGAGGGATTTAGTTAAACAAGTAAATGACGAGCTTATAGAAAAAGTTATAGGACAACAAATTCTGTATTATCCGATTGATTTACAAACAACCAGATTTCATGAGTTGTATGGAGAAGCAATTGAAAAAACTTTTCTACCCCCAATTAGAGTTTATGCGCTTGTGGAGTTTACAGAGTTTTCTACAAAGTACATGGAAGGTGTTGGTGTTGACGCAGAGTCAGAAATACAAGTACATTTTCACAAACGTAGATTGGAAGAAGATCAGAACATGTTTGTTAGGGAAGGAGACTTTGTTTCATACGGTAACAAATATTATGAGATTGTAACTTTAAGTAAGCCTAAGAATTTATTCGGACAAGTAGAACATTCTTTTGAAATTTCTGCTAAGTGCCGAAAAGCAAGAAAAGGACTTTTTGATGCTACCTAATAATTTTGATTTTGCTCTTATACCAGCCGGAACGGAATTAAATCTAAGAGAGATAGGAATGCTCTCATCTACAATTGAAGACATTGATACTGCTGTTTTGAATTGGCTAAAAGAAGATTTACAATTAAGTGCAACCACTAATGAAGGTTGGAAGCCCGTTCCAGTATTTTGGCAAACACCCGAGAGAGCTTTTCAAGTAAAAAATAATAAAGATTTAAGGGATGAGGCTGGCTCTATTATTCTGCCTGTTATTAGTCTAGAGCGTACCGGTATTGTTAAAGATCCAAATAGAAAAGGCGGCTTTCAAGCGCATCTATACTCAAAAGATAAAAATGGCAGAACTGGAAGAATGGTTATTGCCAAAAAGATTGTTCAAGATAAGACAAGAAATCTCGCTGTTTCAAATAACATTAAAGATGGAACATCGACAGAAGGCGCTACTCAGGCATATTATCCAAGAACTAACGCTAAAATAATTGTTAAATCACTTTCAATACCTATCCCAGTGTATATTAATGTTAATTATAAAGTTATACTTAAAACAGAATATCAACAACAAATGAATGAATTGTTGGCGCCCTTTATGACCAGAACTGGGCAAATTAATTCTCTTGTGTTACGAAGAAATGGACATTTGTATGAGTTGTTTTTTGAGCAAGGATTTACTCACAACAATAATGTTAATAATTTAGGTGAGGACATGAGAATGTTTACGTCTGAAATCACATTTAGGGTTTTAGGATACCTTATTGGAGAGGGTGAAAACGATGATAGGCCAATCGTTAGAGTGGAAGAAAACTTCATTGAAATAATGTATCCTAGAGAGTCAACAGTCCCAGCAGACGAAATCACTTCCTGAACTGACATACGATTTTCTGTTATGCATGAAGACTTTTGATTTCGTTTTTACTATTTAATGTATAGTTGTGTTATAACTTAGCACCAATTTATAAAAGAGGAATTATAGAATGTCTGTTAAAAGCTTTAAGTTTGTATCTCCCGGTGTTTTCATTAATGAAATCGACAATAGTTTCAGAGCTAGATCTGCTGATGCCATTGGTCCTGTCGTAATTGGACGCGCTCGCCAGGGTATTGCAATGAGACCTGTAAAAGTTGAGTCTTTTTCTCAATTTATTGAAAACTATGGAGATACAGTTCCAGGTAATGGAGGTGGTGACGTATATCGTAATGGAAACTATCAGTCTCCAATGTATGGAACGTATTCTGCTAAAGCTTTTTTAAATTCAAACGTTGCTCCTCTTACCTACCTTAGACTTTTAGGTCAGCAATCCCCAGATAATGACGGAACTGCCGGCGGTCAAGCTGGATGGAGAACTGAGAAGAATGGTGTTCAGAGCGTTCCTCTTGATAGCACCACAGCAGGTGGTGGTGCTTATGGTCTTTTTATTGCTGATGGGGACGGACCCTCTGCAACAAATGGACTTTTTACTGGTAGTGCAAATGGATTTCACTTGGGCGCTATTGTGTATGTGCAAAGTGGATCTGTTCAGCTCTCTGGAACCATTGCAGGCACTGCCTCTCTTGGCGTGCAAGCTAGCTCAACAATCATCAAAAGTGATGCAAATGGTAATTTCAATTTGGTGGTTAATGGTGCTACAAATGGTTCTGAAAAATTCAAGATTAACTTAAACGATGGTAGTGCAGACTTTATTCGTAGAAGATTAAACACTAGCCCTCTTTTAGCATCCACACAAGGTGCTTTCTATGCATCGGGATCATATGAGGATTATTGGCTTGGTGAAACATTCGAGCAGTATCTTAGAGATAAGAGTCTAGTTAGCGGACAATTGATGGGTATTATTGCTGGTCTTTCCTCTGGTAGTGCTGCCACTGATGGACCTCATCAGATGAAAGGTGTTCCATCACAAGAGGCAATTGCTGGTTGGTTTATTGGGCAAGATTTAGGAAACAATTCAGCTTACAATGCTAAGGATGCTAAAAAATTATTCCGTCTTATTGGGCGTGGACATGGCGAATGGCTTCACAAGAATGTTAAGGTTTCCATTGAGCAAATTAAGCAGTCCAACACAACTTCAGATGAGTATGGTACATTCTCCGTTGTTCTTAGGCATATTAATGATAATGATGCTGCTGTTCAGGTTTTAGAGAGATTTGATAATTGTAATCTCAATCCTTCTTCTCCGAACTTTATTGCTAGAGTTATTGGCGATATGTATGAGGAGTGGGATAACACAGAGCGTAGACTTAAGAGATATAATTCTTACCCTAATAATTCCAAATATGTTCGCGTTGATATGAACGAGGAAGTCCTTGAGGGTAGTGTAAACGCCACACTTCTTCCGTTTGGTTACTTTGGTCCTCCAAAGTTCGCGGACTCGGAACTCGTGGGGATGGCCCTTGGTACTTCTGTTTATTCATTCTTGAAGTTAGGAAGTGCCCTTCCTGGTTATTCCTCCGCAAGTAGCATTTCCTCCTCTTTTAATTCACTAGCTGCTACTGCTAGTTTCTTCTTCCCAGAGGACGCATTGAGAAATAAAGCTACCGATGGTGGAATTACAGATCAAACAAAAGCATATTTTGGTTTTAGAACAACTAGAGAAGCCTCCAGCACTGCTATTGATAACAGTGTTGCAGATTCGCATCGTTTGCTTTACGCTGGTTTAGGAAATTCTAATAATATTCCAGTTGACACAACAGTTACTTCTTACAATATTTCAACTTCGAATATTGCTGGTCACTCTTATATCTTTACATTGGATGATGTTAGTGGCTCCGGAGCAACTACCCCTGTTTATCAATATGTTTCAGGTTCACGTCAGTCTGGATTAAGTACAACTGCTCGTGGAACTAATACCTATGAGACACTTTTAAATGCCAACATTAATAGATTCACTGCTCCATTCTTTGCTGGCTTTGATGGTGTTGACATTACTCTTCCTGATCCTTTCTATAATAGAGGTCTTTCTTCTGGAACAGACGAAAACAATTATGCCTTCTACACAATTAAAAGAGCTATCGATACAGTTGCTGACCCTGAAGCTATTGATATGAATGTTTTAACGGTTCCTGGCTTAACAAACGATACTCTTACCGGGCACATGATCGATGTTTGTGAAGAGAGAGCTGATGCGTTAGCAGTGGTCGATCTTAGCAACGTTTATATTCCTCCACATGAGCGTTATTATTCAGATAGAACCAGTAGAATCCCTGCTAACCCAACTCAAAGAGCAACTGACCTTAAGTCTCGTAGAATTGATTCTAGTTATGGATGTACTTTCTACCCATGGGTTCAGACAAGAGACGATAACGGTCAGCTTATCTGGGTTCCACCATCTGTTGCTATGTTGGGTGTTTTTGGTAGCTCAGAGCGCTCTTCAGCGGTTTGGTTTGCTCCAGCAGGCTTTAATCGCGGTGGACTTACTGACGGTGCTGCAGGAATTCCAATTACTAATGTTTCTGAGAGATTAATTTCTAGAGACAGAGATACGCTTTATGAAGCTCGTATTAATCCAATTGCCTCTTTCCCATCCACTGGTATTGTTGTATTTGGACAGAAGACACTTCAAGAGCGCCCATCTGCTCTTGACAGAATTAACGTTCGTCGTCTCGTTATCTTCCTCAAGAAGCAAATTTCTATCGCCTCTGCACAGATTCTTTTTGAGCAGAATGTTGAAGCAACTTGGAACAAGTTTAAGAGTTTGGTCGAGCCTATTCTTTCTAACGTGCAAACTCAGTTTGGTATCACAGGCTATCGTCTAATTCTTGACAGCACAACAACAACAGAGGATTTAATCGATCAAAACATTCTTTATGCGAAGATTATGATTAAACCAGCTCGTGCCATTGAGTATATTGCAATTGACTTTGCGATTCTTAACACAGGCGCTTCTTTCGACGATTAATAAAAAACTAGTGAGGGTGAAATTCCCTCACTTATACTATTTAAGTATAGAACATTTATAGGAGACAACACCAATGGCTTTTTGGGGTTCAGATTATCAGGGTACAACATTATTAGATCCTAAGAGAAAATTCAGGTACATCTTGCAGGTTAACAATTTTGATGTTAGCACTGAGGGTGGTGCAAGTGTAACAACCTCAGAGGTTTGGTATGCTAAAACTGTTACACGTCCTTCTT